TCTTAGCCCCCACCACAACCTCCGTAGGCACGACCTACGCTTCAGTGTTTGGGGACATCGCTGCCAACGTGGCCGGCGTGCCTGATGTCGTGCTGCAGTTCTACATGAACAAAGTCGTGATCGACTTGTGCGAGCGCGCCAAAGTGTGGCGCGTGAACTACGCTGCTATCTCCCTGGCTCCTAATACATACCAATACACGGTCGTCTCCCCCGTCGCGCAGTCCGAACTGTCCACGATCCTGCTGGCCAAGGTGTACCTGGGCTCCACGGCGAAGTGGAAGGACCTCGATGTCGTAACCACCGAGCAAGTGTTCGAGGTGTACCCCGCCTGGCCCCAGACGGCAGAAGTCAAAGAACCCACTGCCGTTACTCGACTGGACGAGGCGTCTATCGCCGTCGTCCCCGTGCCGGACGCTGCACAAGCCTACACCCTGTATTTGTACGCTGCCATACGACCTACCTTGGCTGCTACAGGTGTTGACAGTACAATCTACGCAACGTACCGTCGCGCGATTTACCACGGGGTTATCCACGAACTGATGATGATGCCAAAGCGTCCCTGGTCTAACGAAAAGCTCGCTGAGTACCACGGTAAGCAGTGGGAGTACATGGTCAACAGTGCCCGGGCTAGGGCAAACAAGAGCTTCAGTCGCGCCAACCTGAGCGTCGTACCGGCCCCCTGGGCATAAAGGAAATACATGGGACAAGTCCTACTCAGCAATAACGCGTACACCACGCTGGCCGTGGGTTGCGCATCAGGTGACACCACCCTCACAGTCGCATCGTCCACTACGTTTCCAGCGGTTACTACCGCCTCGGGCAACTGGTTCTACGCCTGCTTGCAGGACACCTTTGCGAACCTTGAGATCGTCAAGGTAACGAACGTCACAGGAACAGTCTGGACGGTCACGCGGGCTATCGGCGGCACCACGGCGCGCGCATTCGTGTCTGGCTCGGTGGTCGAGCTGAGGCTGACTGCAGAAACACTCAACGATGTGACCGCGTTCACGCTAACGTCCTCCGTGCAGAACTCAACCCCGCAGTACATGACCTCGGTGGCCGGAACGAACACAATCACCGCATCACTTCCGGCGCCGTTCACGGCGTATGCAACAGGTCAGAAATTTCACTTTATCGCTGCATCTACGAATACCGGCGCGGTGACGCTGAATATCAACTCTGTCGGCACGAAGGCTGTTACGAAACAGGGCGCGGCTGCGTTAGTTGCGGGAGACTTGATTTCTGGGGCCGCATACGAAGCGATTTACGACGGCACGCAGTTCCAAGTTGTTGGGCTACCGGCTGCTCTTGGGTACACGCCTGCGAACGATGCCAACGTAGTGCACCTGGCAGGGAATGAGACAGTTGCTGGTGTCAAGACATTCAGCAGCGCGCCGGTGTTTAGCGCAGGCATCAGCGGACTGACCGTGACCCAAACCAATCAAACTCCTCTTCCCGGTGTTGCTTCATTGCTATCTTACACCCACGGTTTAGGAATTACTCCTGCTTCTGCAGAACTTGAAATTGTATGTTTGACCGCAGAATTTGGATTTTCTGTTGGCGATGTGGTTACTCCCTACACATCTGGTAATGGGTCTTACTACAACCCCTTTAGTCCACTCAAAAATACAACCTCAGTTTCTGCAAGAACAGGTAGTAATGTTGCTTGGGCGGCCAACAATCAAACTACTGGAAACACTACCCCCCTTACTTCTGCCAACTGGGCTTGGCGCTTCAAAGTGAGGACTTCGTAAATGACCGACGTACTGATGATCCTCTTACCGTACATGATGCGGTTCCTGAAGGACCCCAGGGCCAACTGGCACCTCCTGCCGGCCGCCCTGGTCGGCTTTGTCGCAGACATCTGTATGAACAACCTCACGGTGCCGATTTTTATCGGCGGCGGCTGGTTTCAGGAATGGACTTTCAGCACGCGCCTGGAGCGCCTATGCAGAGACACCAACCACCCAGATCACGCTTTATTCCTACAGATAGCATTGAAAATCAACCGGGCAGCTGGTTTTGCACATATAAAGGCATGCAGTAATGACTACTCCACCACCCCCTGAGCAAGATCGGCGTACGCAGCTGCGCCGCGCGCAAGACGCGACAGACAACGAGAGCTTGACTCACTGGACGTTCAAAAAGGAAATCCAGCTGGGGCATGTGTTCACCACGCTTACCGTGGCGTTCTCGTGCTTTATGTACGTCAACAAGATCGAGGGCCGCCTGTCGCTCGTAGAACAGCAGTCTGCTACGATGCAGATCGTTCAGCACGACCGCGACGACCGGCAAGACAAGAACAATGCAGAGCTGGTGGGCCTTTTGCGCCAGCAACTGGACCGTTTAGAGATTAAAATTGATCGAATCTCGGAGAAACGGCCATGAAAATCGACGTAGTGCGAAACCTTTGCAGTGACATCTGCACCATTGGTGACCTGTTCATCGACGGCCTGTTTACGTGCTACACCCTGGAGGACGTAGTGCGCCCGTCCAGCGAACCAAAAGTTTTTGGAGAAACGGCAATCCCTTATGGCACATATCCCGTGGTGGTTACTTTTAGCCCTCATTTTCAACGTGATCTCCCTCTGCTTGTTGATGTACCAGGTTTCTCGGGTGTACGAATCCATCCTGGAAATACAGTTGCCGACACGGAAGGGTGTTTACTACTCGGACTTGGAAAGACAAGTAACTCCGTTACCCAATCCGTGGCAGCCTTCAACATCGTTTTCCCCCAAATACGGGATGCCCTCCAGCGCGGTGAAGAGGTCTGGATCAACTACCAATAACGTCAGGTGGGAGGATTTATGAGTTTCACTAGCCTGGGCGGTCGCCGGTTCATCATCACGCTAGGTGCTGGCGTAGCTACGACGTTTCTGCAATACACCGGCCATCTTGACCCGGCTGGGAGCACATACGCTTTGGTGACTGCAGCCACCGTGGGCGCGTACATCGCTGGTGGAACCATGGACAACAAATACGGGGTAACCAAGCCATGAGCCTTCTTCTCAACTGGCGCATCTGGCTTCTGGTGTTCCTAGCCCTCGGAGAAGTAGCCTTCGGTTGGAAGATGTACAAAATGGGTGGTAATTCTGTACAGGTCGAGTTCGACACGTATAAAAATCAGCAAGTTTTAGACACGTTGGCTGCTGAGAAAGCCGCACGCGCCAAAGAGCAGTCTCTGCAAGTCGCTAACCGTAAAGTGAGTGAAAACTATGAATCCCTCAAAACTGCTACTGCCACTGCTGTGGGCGCTCTTGACGCTGAGCGCATGCGCCTGCAAGCCGCCCTTGCCGCCAGTTCAGCCTCCGGTGATACCTCAGCCGTCCCCGGAACTGATGGTACCGCCAAAGACTACATTCTTGGCCGATGCCTTGAGCGATATGAAGCAGTGGCGCGAGATGCTGCAGCCGTCGCAGACAAAGCCCTAGGCTTGCAGGACTACATCAAAAACGTGGTGCCGAAGTAATGGGCGCGGTCAACATCAGCAAGTTCATCGGGGAAGCGCCAAAGCTCTCTGCCGAGCTCCTGCCGCAGAATTCAGCCCAGATAGCCAGCAACGTCAAGCTGTACTCGGGCGACCTGCTGCCTTACAACCAGTCGTCGTTGCAGATGACCATGGCCAAGGCCGGCACCATCAAGACCATTTTCCCGCTCGACGACGGAGTGGGCGGTTTCAAGTGGCTTCACTGGGCGACCGATGTGGATGTCGTCAAGGCTCCGGTGCCCAACAACGCCGCGGGCGGCACCAACGACCAGCGGGTTTACTACACTGGCGACACAGCGGGCAACAGCGAGCCGAAATCCACGACTTACGGACTGGCAACAACGTACATATCCGGTACTGTGGGGGCGTACCCCTACAAGTATTACACTCTGGGATTACCTGCCCCCACCACGTCTCTGTCTGGCGGTACGCTAACACCGATCGTGGTTGCTGCTACTCCATTTTTGACTATTAAAAATGCTGCGTACACAGGCCAAACGGTCTTTGTTACCAGCATCTCGAACACACTTAGCGCAGGCAGCGTGGTGACGGTTTCGTTCAACGCTGCACATGGGTTGAACTCCGGTGCGTACGTGTCCATTGCAGGCATCACGGGCAACACGTCGTTTAACGTCACTAACGCTCAGATTACAGTAACTAGCACCACCACGCTCACTTACTTCGCCAACGGAACTGCGACCAATGGAGCGGTCATTACCGCCATGACCCTAGACTTGTCAGGCCTGCAGCTCGCGCGCACCTACGTGTACACCTGGATGACGGCCTGGGGCGAAGAGTCGGCTCCGTCCGACGTGTCCAACACGATCTACCTCTACGAGGGTCAGACGGTCAACATTACAGGTCTGCCGGCAGCCATGCCGACTACAGGCTCGTTCGCAGGCAACGTGTACCAGACCACCGGAATGACTCTGCAAATCTACCGCACGGTCACCTCTACCACGGGCACGACGTACTTCCGGGTGGACGGTGTAAGCCCGAACGCTGCAGTGTCGCTGGGCACCACGACGTTTACAGATAAGGCTCCGCTCACCAGCCTGACAACTTCACTACCCAGCACCACTTGGTACCAAGCCCCCAGCAACCTCCAAGGGGTCCGGGCCATCCACAACAACATGCTGATGGGCTTTTTTGGCACCACGGTGTGTTTCAGCGAGCCGGGACAACCGCATGCTTGGCCGACCAAGTATTACCAGGAGATGGGCCGCACGGTTGTGGGTCTTGGTACGGTGGGCACGACCATTCTGGTACTGACAGACAGCAACCCGTGGATCATCCAGGGCAACACGCCTTCGGCCATGCAGAAAGTACGGCTGGATACCAACATGCCCTGCACATCCAAGCGCGGCATCGTGAACATGGACTGGGGCCTGTGCTTCCCCACACGCGGCGGTATCGCGGTATTCTCGGCCATGAACGGGGCTTCGCTGGCTACCAACTACGTGTACGACTGGGACAATTTCCGTACGCAAGTAGACCCTTCCACCATCACAGCCACCCGGTACAACAACAAGTACATGGCCAGCCACTCCGCTGGCGTGTTCATCTTCGAGAAAGACGAGAAGACGGGCGGTTTCCTGACGGAGACGACGCAGCAGTTCAGCTCGGTCTACTACAACCCGAACACAGCCAAGCTGTATTTCAACTTCGGCAACCCTTCCACCATGTACCTGTGGGATGACCCCACGCAACCACTAACCAGCTTCGAGTGGAAGTCAAAGGTTTTCCGTACCCAGGATTACATGAACCTGGGGGCGGCTCGGGTCATCGCTAATTTCGACAGCGGCTCGGGCGCAGCTGCCATAAACGCCGCCATCGCTATCCAGAACGCCGCTTTGGTCGCTTCCGGTCTGGTGGGCGGTGCACTGGCAGGTAATGGCACCCGTTTCGGCCCTAGCCCCACAGGCACACAAAACGACATCGGCGGCTCTCTGGCGGGTGTCACTGTCGCGGGAAGTCGGCTGCAGCGAACGCTGGCTTCGTCGGCCACGCTGAACTTCTACCTATACGTGAACGGCAATTTGGCCATCGCCTGTCCCGTCGCAAACGACGTGCCGTTTCGGCTGCCTACGGGCTACCGCGTGGACAAGTTCGAGGTTCGCATCACAGGCAACGCGCCGGTCAAATCCATCCAACTTGCAGAGACGATGCAAGGCTTGAAAGCAACGTAATGGCATCTTTCGCACCTATTCCTGACGTACCCCTAGAGGGGCTTAATCTGGCGGAATCCAGCCTGTTCAAAGCCATGAAGGAAAACCTGGAGATTCTTGCCGGAGCTCGAACACAGGGTGTGCGCGCAGTCACTTCGGACTTGGTAACGATCCAGCCGACGAACAACCAAGCGAACCCTCGCGTGACGGCCGGCGGCCAAGGGTATGCTACTTCGTACCCCAATGCTGCGTCTGTGGTCTACCCGCTGGTCGTTATCAGCGCTACAGACTACGTGAATTTGGTGCAGGACGTACAAAACGTAATGAACGACCTGGCAAAGGTCCAGAATGCGTTAAACTCTCTTATCAGCCAGCTACGGAGCTAACATGGCACCCAAACCCCAAAACAAAGCTCCCCAGCGAGCACAACACTACGCTGATGGCGGTCAAGTCGGACTTCAGCCTACGCTTGCAATCGGCTATGCTGACGGTGGTTCCCTGGATCAGGGCGGAAAAGGCCCCTGGACTGGTGACCTCAACTCAAAAACCACGTCGTTCAACCAAGACTGGTTGCGTGGGCCCTCGTTCGGTGATCGCAGCGAAGCTGGCCTGATCAACTATGTTCCCCCAACACCCGAAGCAGCAGGCGGTAGCCCAAACAGCCCGGCGCAAATTCCTACGTTCCAGCAGCCCCAGGAGGAGCAGAATCCTGACGGCACGACCAATCTGGACGCCCAGAGTGCCCGGATAAACACAGACCTCTCCAAAGCGGCGAACAGCCCATCCATCGCGGCTGCAGCGAGCAGATTTGTCCCCGGCCTGTCTGGTATCTTGTCGCTCGGAAAAAGCGCATACGACGTGTACCAAGGTGCTACCGGCGGAGACTTTTCGGCCGACGGCGGAAAGCGCAGCCTAGCGGGTGGTCTGGGTTCCCTGATGGGACCAAATGCAGGTGCCATGGGCGCCGGGGACTACACGCTTGGACATGTCAGCAACAATATGCTGGGTAAGCAAGACCCCACTCAAGTGCAAGTGGAAGATCGACCACTTGGAGATATTACGCAGGCTGCGAATTTGAGCCCTGCTTCAGGCGCGGGGGCCACTGATCCCTTATTGCTTGGGGCAACTCCTTCGCTTTCTGGAGGTGGTGGACATGGCGGATTTACACCCGGGGTTGACCGTGGGTTTGGTCCCACAGACCCTAGCGGCATGGGAACAATGGGTGGCGGAGGTTATGGGACAGAGCATGATGGAGGTGGTGTACATGATGCCGATGGTGGGCAAATAAATGCTCAAGGCACACAACGTCCTTCTGGTGTACAGGCTATGAACACACCCCCCGGACCTCCCGGTTTGCAGATGCCCGACCAGCAAGGCCCCGCAGCACCCAGCGGCCCGATGCACCCGGCCTTGGCTAATTTGCACGTCCAGAACAAACTGGCCAACCCACAAGTCATGCAAGCCATCAAGGCTCACATCGACCAAGCTATTCAGTCCGGGCAACTCAACCCCCAGCAGCTCCAGATGATGGGTCAGCTCGCGCAGTCCGCCATGCAGCACCCCGAACTGTGGCCTAAGCTGCGCCAGTTTGCCATCCAAGCTAACCTGCCTGATGCCCAGAAACTGCCGATGCAGTTTGACCAGGGTGTATGCATGTCGCTGATAGCTGCTTCGCAAGCATCCCAGCACGGCGACCGTCCCGGTGCGTACGCAGACGGCGGCAAGATCAACGGCCCCGGCACTGGCACCAGCGACTCTATACCTGCCGTAAACCACAGCACTGGTCAACCGCTGCGCGTTGCCAACGGCGAATACATCATTCCCGCCGACGTGGTAGCCACCAAGGGTAAAGAGTTCTTCGACAACATCGTTCGCAAATACCACACGCCGGCTGCCATGCAGCACGGACGCTAAGGAGCCAAGAGATGAGTAGTAACTGGTGGGACCCCATAAGTGACGTTGCTGACTGGGTTGGAAGTAAGCTCAGTGATGTCGGTAGCGCAGTCTCCGACTACGGCGGTCAAGCGCTTGGCGCCCTTCAGGACTTGGCCGGCTCTGCTCCTACGCAAGCAGCTGGCCTTGCGGATACATCGTCGAACGCGCTGTCTGGCGGTTACGCCATGCCCGTTAGCACCACGAGCCTTGCGGGGATAGATGCTGCAAGTTCTGGCGCAGGTGCCGATTACTCTGGATTGACTGGTGGAGCAGGCATTGCAGCCTCGGGCGGTGCCGATCTGATGGGTAAAGCTACTGACTGGGCGAAGAAGAATCCCTCGCTGATAGACCAGGGTATTCAGGCTGGCTTGGCTTTGACACGCAAGACTTCTCCCTCTGCGGCTACGACTGCTGGGTACAACGCCGCATCCACCGGAAACGCTGCTCGGTCCGCCGTGGGAACCAGCTTGGTTAATCAGGCTCCGTTCTTGGCTAACAACGCTGAAGCAGCTGCCAAGGGCGCGGGCGCCAGTGCAGAGTCTGACTACAAGCAGCACATGGCCCAGATGGGGTACAAGCCCGGTGACGCCATGTATGAATCTGGCTTACAGCAGCAAAAGCTGGGTAGCCGCCAAGCCGAAACCACTGCCTACGCCGCTGGCCAAGGTCAACGGGCCAACCAAGAGGCTACGGGAGCCGGGCTGATGACTCCTAACTTGACGGGCTATGGTGCCATGGCCGGCGAACAAAACGCGCAACAAGGCGCAGAAAACAAGCAAGCCTCTGACTTGGCTGGCCTGGGCAAAACTGCATTTGACATCTGGTCGAACCCTGATAAAAAGACCGATTCGACGATATACAACTAAGGGCTAACATGGACCTCTCTCAAGCAGGCGGCTCTGCAGTAACCGACTACGGCAATACGATGAAATCCCTGCGGGATCAGGATCAGGCTACCCGCGATTTTGTGAATGCCCGGCAAGACCGCTACCTGCGGAGCACGCAACAAGGGCCTGATGAGCAACAGCAAACCGCAGCCTCGGGCGACGCGGATTACTCCATGCCGCAAGCCCCCGCTCCGGCTGCCGCGCCTGCTACTCCCATGGTAGGCACAACCCGCCCGGCACCGGCAGTAACGCCCGTGCGCCCCGTGGGCGCGGTGTACCAAGGCAACCAGACCGACGCAGAAAACAAGCGCCTGGCACGCTCTGGCGATCCTGACTCTGGCTCGCTGCCTGAGATTACACCCACCCCTCCCGCAGTGCGAGAGCAGAAACGCCTGGACGCGCTGCGCCAGCTCAACCCCGCCATGGTGGACGGTAAGGCCGGTCAGAAAGCCCCCACAACGTTGGCCGAGTTCAACGCTGGCAAGCAGGCACTGCAGCCCGGCTGGAAGCCTGGCATGCAGACGGACATGACCAAAATGGTGCCAGGCATCCAAGCCGCGCCGGCCAGCAACTTTGCCGATGCGCTGTTTGCCCAAGAATCAGGCCAAGGCGCAGCTAACACATCTGCGGTCAACTCCAAGGGCGTGACCGGCCCCATGCAGATGAAGTTAGGCACATTTCAAGGTGCTGTGAAAATGGGTCTGGTGCCCGGCGTGGAACCCACCGAAGCCGCATGGCGTGACCCAGACACAAACACCCGTGTAGGCAAGGCGTACGCCAACTACCTGATGGGCAAGTACAACGATCCGGCGAAAGCCGCAGCCGCGTATTTTGCGGGCGAAAGCGCCGTAGACAGCGGCCGGCTGAACCCCAATGCCTCCGACGGTAACACCACCGTGGCAAAGTATGTCCAAAGCGTGCTGACGCGCCTGGCCCCCGGCCAGAACGCCCAGGCTGCCGAAGCCCCTGCTCAGCCGACTGCACAGGCTCCTACACAAGCTCAGGCACCTGCAGCCCAAGCCGGCGCGCCAGCTGCGCCCGCGCAAGGCCCCACGTTCGTGGCGGCCAACGGGTCCAAGTTCACGCTGCCCCAGCAATACAGTGACGGCCAAATTCAGCAGATGCAGCAGCAAGCTATTCAGGCAAAAAACGCGTTGCAACTGGAGTGGTTGCGCTATCAGAATGGCACCTCCCCGGACAATTCGAGAGTGCAGCAGGCTCAAGCGCACGTGCAACAGCTCAGCCAGGGTCTGTACGACGCTGACATCTACGCCAAGACCCAGCAGGCTCAAGCCGGCAACCCGCAGGCGTTCAGCGCGCTGCTCAATGAATACTCCAACAAGGTGGGGCAACCCATCCAGGTGGTGCCAGAGGGCAATGGCTCCTATTCGTTGCGCGCCAAAGGCGGTCAAGTCATCGCTCACGGCGACCCCTCAGCTCTGGCCGGCACCCTGGGCGGCGTGTTGAATTCTGCTGCCCGCGCCAACGCCATCAAGCTGGCTCAAATCCACGCGGAAGAGTCTGCCAAAGCCACCGCCGTCGAAGGCGCTAAGCAACCAGTCGAAATGGCCAAACTGCAAACCGAGCTGGCTAAACAGCTGGGTATCAACGCCAGCCAAGAAGTTCAGAAGCGCATCGAATCCGGGGCTACCAAGGTTACTCAGGGTATCGATGGCTCGTGGCTCATCACCGACCCGCTGGTTGGCAAGTTCCAAGTGGTCAACCCGACGAAACCGAATTTGGTGGGTGGCCCCACTGTATCCGGTGGGCAGATGCCAAGGTAGAATATGGCCAGTTAACAAGGAGCCCTCATGGCTGTGAACCCCGCTGCAAAAGACCCGAATTCGTACGCCAGTTCAACCCTCAGCGGCGGCAACAGTGCCACAGGGGCTATCCTTGGGGTTCCACAAGACCCGAACACCCCTCGGGGTCCGCAGCCGACGGCACTCCCACAAGGAATGCCGGGCGGTGTGCCTAATTTCTTCGCGTCTGCCTCTGGTGGCCAGACTGCGCAACCCCAGGGGCTGTCAGTGCCCGGCATGGATGCGTACAGCCAAGTCACGCAGCAAAACCAGCAAGTCATCGCTCAGATGTTTCAGCCCAAGGCTGACGCAACTCCACAATACGGCCTGGGCCCCAACGGTGAGCTGCAGGTAGGCGACACAGTTGTTCCGATGAAGGACAACCCCACCATGGCAGCCCAGCTGCTGCAAACGCCAGCGGCCAAGGGTCCGACCAACTTGCGCCCAGGGTTTCAACCGGTGGATGCGTCTGAGGTGCAGAACTATCTGCAAAACCTGAACCGTAGCACTTGGGATGCAACCAAAGAAGTCGGCAAACAATTTGCTGGTGGTGTGGTCGGTGGTGGACTCGATGTGGCGGGTCGTGCAGCACAGTGGGCTGGCGCTCCTAATGTGGGTGCGGGTCTTATTGGCGCTGGCCAAGCGGCTGACCGTTTTCTTGGAACAGACCAACCTGCCGACACACTGAACCGTGGCACACTCGCCAAGGGGTTCATTGGAAATGCGCGCGCAGCTGGTATGGCTATCCCCGTGGCTGCTGCCAACTTGGGGCTTACTGCAGCGGGCATGCCCGGAGTCGCTGCAGCTATGGACATACTGGCTGTAGCCCCTGTGTTTGGTGCAGCAGACGCCCAACAAACCGCAGAACAAGTTCTCCAAGCGGGCGGTTCGCCCGAGCAAGCCCAGAGCGCTGGCTGGAAACAGTTTTTCATCAGTGGCGGAACCCAGGCAGCTTTGGGCGCTATCGGCGGTCGGGTTATGGCGGGTGGCGGGTACACCGCTGTTACCAAGCTCAAGCAGGCTGTCTCTGGCGGCGCGATGACTGCGGACCAAGCCGCGCAAATCGTTACGAACCCTGCGATGCTCAAGCGTTTCGCGGCCAACGAGGGCATTAACCTAGGTGTGCAATCTGCCGGTATGGCTGGCCAAGGTGCTGCATCAGCTGCCCTGTACAACGCAAGCACTCCAGAGGGCACCCCGCAGCGCGACGTGGGCGAAGCCGGCTTGGAAGGCGCCGGCGCTGGTCTGTATATGGGCGCCATGATGGCTCCTATGGGTGCGTACCACCAGTGGGGTGACTCGACTCGACGTGCCGACCTCGGCCGTGCGCTGAACACTCCGACCACCCAGGTGGACCTGCTGCAGGCTGTTAGCGGCCCCAAAGACATGGCCGCTGCGGTGGCCGGCGTATCTCCCGAGATGCAAGGCCTTGTGGGCAAGCAAGCTACTACGGACTGGGGCGCAGGCAAGCAGGCACAGGCCGACACACGCTCTACTGAGATGCTGGCGCCACCCGCTGGTGTAGATTACTCCAAGCCCTACGAATACACGAACCCCGAGACCGCTGCGGCCAACGCGGCTGCCGCTGCTGAGGCGGCCAAGCCTCCTGTGGTAACTCCCGAGCAGAAGCAAGCTGCCAAGGCCCAGCGCGAACAGCACGAGCTCAACGCTACCGATGCCCTGATCGGCATGGGCGTAGCTCAGCCGGGAGCCAAGGACGTGCGTATCGTGGCTGATGCCCTGGCGGCCGGTATTGACATGGCAGACCCTGCTGCCGCGCCGTTCCGTGAAGCCGTCATGGCTAAAAAATACTCCCTAGCCAAAAAAGCTTTGGCTGATCTGAAAGGCAAAAATGACAGCGTACTTGGACAGGCTGGAGCCGGAGATGCAGGACTGGGTGGAGATGGGAGTGGTAAGCCTGCGGGAAGCGTGGGCGCTGGAGTACCTGACTCTGGAGACGCCGGAGGGGGTGTACGTCCCAGCACCGGAGAACCTGTGGCCGGCGTGCAGCCGCCTGTGGCTGGCGGAGATGCCGGTGTTCGCACGCACACAGTAGAGGAAATCCCTGATTTCAGCTTGGAGCATACCCCGGGCGAACCCAACGCAGCTTGGCGTGCCGCTCACCCCCACGAGTCGGACACTGCACCGGTAGCCACCAACAACCTGAGTCTGCGGCACCTCAAGGAAACGGGGCAAGAGCCCCTGTTCACCCCTGAAGTAACCCGCAAGAAACTGCTGAAGCCCACCAAGTCTGAAGGCGACACCGCAGCGTACGTAGCTCCCGAGCAGAAGCCCAGCATCACTGCTGAGCAGGCATACAACCGCCTCAAGCGCAGTGGCCATCCTGAATACTCGCAGCTGACTCCCGAAGAACAGCGCGTGGTGGAAGCTGCGCACGCTGAAGGCCGCGTGACCCAGGCTGAGTGGGACAAGGCTATGAAGCAGGCCATTCGCCAGCAGCGCGAAGAGCGCTTGGCAGCTGCCAAGCAGAACCGCAAGCGTATTGAAACCGACCGAGCCCAGGAAGCGGCCATGACCGATGAGGAACGGGCAGCCCGCAAAAAGAAAGAGCGCGCTGAGGATACGTCTGTTTCTCCCGAAGAACATTTTGTCGAGGCCTTTGGAGCCTCGGGCCCTGCTGCGTATGCAGCCGCCCACGGAGATACTTGGGAAGCTATTGCTAAGCAAGAAGGTATTTCGGCGGACGCCGCCCGCAAGCGCGTAGCCCGCATCGACCCTGCTGACATTGACGCAGCGGATTTGACCCCCAAGGAAAAAGATAAATTGCGCGAGTCTCTGGAGTACGCCCAAGGGGATGTCGTCGAAAAGCGCGACCGCGCAGCTAATGCTTCTGGAAGCGCTGATACCGAGATCGGCGGCACGTCGCCAGAGTCTCAGAGTATGGAACGTGAACTGCTGGTAACCCCTGGCATGAACGTCCAGAATCAAGGGCGCACGGGCATCCTGACTCGCCCCGAAAACGAAAAAGGTCGCGGCGAAGAACTGTCCACAAAAGAAGCCACTTTGGCGGAACAATCTAAGGCTCTCGAAGCAGAACTTCAGGATGCCCTGAAAGCTAAGGACTACAAGAAAGCCGCTGAAATCCGCGAACGTCAAAAATCACTGGCTGCCGAGTTTGCCAAAGGGAAGGAAGACCCCCTGAAGGCGCCGGAAAAAAGTGAGCGTCAGTCTACTGAAGCCCGGATCAACGAAATCAACGACTTGATCAACGATGCAGAAGAAGCCGGCGAACACAAGAAAGTAAAAGCGTTGGAGAAAGAGCGTCAGGATTTGTACGATTTGCGGGATGCTGAGGCCGAAAAAGCTGAGCGCGCTCAAGAAGACGACATCGATGAAGACGCTGCTGGCAACTCTGACGACTACCAGTACGGCAAGAACTCTGACGGTACGGCCGAGAACGGGTATGAATCGGCTGAAGAACTGACCAAAGAGCTGACGGGTTGGATGGGTGTAGACAAACTCCCTCGCCATATCAAGGTGGTCCACGACGCTTCTGAGC